GTGGAGCAACCGTTGTTTGTGGAGCAACCGTTGTTTGTGGAGCAACCGTTGTTTGTGGAGAAGGTGGAACATACTGACCGGGAATAATACCAAACCCTGCTAATTGATTTCTCATAGCCGCCGCAATACGAGAGGCAGAAGCACTGTATAAATTGTTTGGATCTATTGCTCTTTTTTCTTGGTCTATAAGACCGCCTTTACCTTCACCCGCTGTTAAAATACCAGAATCACTGGCAGGAAGCATTCCTATCGTTGAAATAAGGCGATCTTCAAATTGTTGGAACTGAGGGCTTGCAATAAACTCAGCTTCTGTTAAAGGTTTTTCGCCTGTAGTAGTAGCTTTTTTATAGGCATCTGCATACAATTCATTAAGACGACTTAATTGTCCTGAAGGACTGAGCGTAGGGTCTATGTCAAATATACCTCCTCCTGTCTGCATTTTGCGTACTGGAAGAAGGGACGCTAACCCACCTCCTCTGCCATAAGCCCTTCCGGGACGGACAATCGGGTCATACGGTCTTCTTGTTGTAGGAAAGTCTTGGAAATTAACTCTAAGAGCCGCAATTTGTTCTGGTGTCGGGTCGCCGTAAATGTTTTCCGGATTATCCCCATAACCGCCACCACCCATAAGAGCAGCACCAGCTAAAGTTGCCCCTGCTGCAGGAAGAGCAGCTCTAAGTGCGCCCATTTTTGTAGGGATTAAATTTCCAAATTTATCTAATCTAAGACCTTGCCCTCCCGTTGTATAAGGGGTGGCATATGCTTTTATTTTGTCAACAAGACCAACTTCTGGTTTAGGTATTACTTTTAAAAAATCTGCTGACGTTAATATTTCTGGATTTGCTTTTGTTGCTGCTTGTTTAATTGATTCTTGTATAAAATCGCTTTGTGTTGCTGCTGCTTTTGTTGCCGCTTCTGCTGCTGCCGCTTCTGCTGCTGCTCTTTCTGCTGCTGCCGCTTTTGCAGCCCCTATTTCTCCTAACTCGGCAACTCTTACATCTGGTTGAAAAGGAAGTCTGTCTGCAGATAAAGCCCCACTACCAAATCCTGCGTCTAATCCAGCCGTTAACCCTGATATTGCGCCAGAGGTCAATGCTTGTTTTAAATTCCCACCTGTTGCAAGTGTTCCGGCTGCACCCCCTGCTCCAGCAGCTAACCCTGTCAACGGTGCGCTTAATTGAGCAGCAGTGGTTGCAGTGGTTAATCCACTAGCAGCAAGCGCCGCTGGCCCAAAATATGCCAAGGCAACAGGAAGAGCAATTTTTGCTATTTTTTTCAGGCTCTTAAACATTTTTTTAAAGAAAAACTCAGGTAACCCTGTTTCGGGGTTAATGGAATTTAGTTCGTTACCAACAATATAACGCTCTGGCTCATAGCCCATTTCACTTATTTGAGCAAAAAGCATGTCCTTAAGTTGTGGATTGGCGTTTAAAACGTCCATTGGTATAACAGTATCGCCTTCAGATGCGTGGACCACGTATATATCGCCTTCACGCCCCATTGCGGCAAGTTTATCCGTCATCTCCGTCATTGAAGCAATACCGCCTTCAGGAACCATAGGCGTTTCTTCTGCATCAACAAATGATGCAATACCGCCTTCAGGCATAGCAACCTCTTCGGTTTGTTCCATCATCATTTCGGGAGGAGGCATAGGAGTGGTGTCTCCTTGCATTTGTTCCATCATCATCATTTCTTCATTAGGCATACCAATATTCCATTTATTATTGAAAAGCACGTTGCTACGTGTGGCGTGGAACTGGGTGTCCTACGAAACCTTAACATTTTAACAAAAACTATCTCTATCGTCTACCGTCTGTACGCACTTCAACCCGTGGCGACCCTAATCTCCATTGATTTTCTGTATCTGAATTAGATACTTTAATCGCAAAACTACGCCCACGCAAGCGAACATCAGCTTCCTGCGTAAACTGTTCAACCACCGTACTCGACCCGGCAGCACTTTGCGTCACCGTGCTGTCATCTGATTGCAGGTAAGTACCGCCGGGATTGTTGCGTGTTTTAAGTGTAAAAGTTACAGCAGGGCTGTTGGAAGTTGACCCATCAAACGTCACATCTGGTATAAGTTTAGAAACAAAAACAAATCTGTCTCCATCTCCAATATCTATCTGAGAACTTTCGACAAACGCTTCAACAGCAGAATCTGGCGTTGTAGACCCGTCATCTAACCCAAACTCTTGGTAATAAAGATAATTACTATCTGCTGCTATTGGGTATTCTGTAATGCCACGGTCTACCCACGCAGTTCGAGATAAATTACCATACGACCAGACTTGTTCTTCGTAATTATATATAACGTATCTGTCTATTTCAGAGCTGTCAGAAGAGCAATAAAACCACCAAATCTCCCCATATGAGCTGTTTAACGCAGAAAACACCTTGAGACTTTGCCCAAGGTTAAAATCGTTAAATACGTATGATTTTACCGTGCAAGGCAATTTTTGAACCCCTCCACTGTATACATAAAACTCTTCTTTACCCATCCAAAATACAGTGTCATCAACCGCTTTTGCTGCCATTGGAGACATAATTGTCGTGTTACCTGATATTTGGCGAATACCGAAAGTAAAAGGAGGGCCTAGAAACTGCATCGTGTGTAAAGAAACATCAGTAAAGACAATAATCTGTTGTTTGGTTTCTACAGCGCAAATAATCTCAGAACCACTACCTACTCTAAGACTTCCTGCTGTATTCGTGCTTGTTGTTGTCCAAGTTGTTAAACTTTCTTGGTCACTAAACCTTATAAGCAAAGGGTCTTGTGTCCCAATTGCAGTTTCTGGGTCGCAACCAAAAGCAATAACATGCCTGTCAACGTCTGAAACAAGTATTTGTTTGGCAATTGTAGGTGTTTTTGCATCTGAACTTTCATCTGACAAAGCTACGGCACGAACAAAACTAGAAGAGCTATCGCTTCTATCCCAGTAGTATATGCCACCATCACGCACGTTCATTAACAAGTCTTCACCAAAGTTGTCATGCGACCAAAGACGAAGTGTCGCTCCTGCTGCAATTAAACTAGAGCTTGACCCCCATGTGCCACGACCCCACGTTCCTGCACCCCAACCAGAACCGCCAACAGACGTATCTAATCCTATGTTAATTTGGTATTTACCGACAGTAGAGCCACCACCGTTACCCGTATCACTCGAATTAGCGGTTGCAGTTGCTGTAAATTTGTAACTGTTTGCGTTAACAATTTCTGTAATTTCGTATTCTTGATTTAACACAGAAGCAGTAATGTTACCTCCAAGAGTAGCTGCTCCTGTAAAAGTAACAAAATCACCTTGAATTGCACCGTGGTCCGTGTCTGATGCTGTAATAACAGCAGAGCCATTAGAGGCTGAAAACGTAACGTCACCTGCACTTGTTGTTAAACGAAGAGGGGTCACATCATAATACGCTCCACCTTCTTCAATATAGTATTTTAGGTGTGTTCCAACACCTGAGAATTGTGTGCCGTCTAACACGACCCAAGGATGTAACGCTCTGCATGTTCCTTGAAACGTGTTGCCTGATATTTTATACCAACCGCCTATTTTTTCAGGAACACCGTAACGAAACCTAATTTTATCACAGTCAAACCACCCACCTTCGTTTGTATAAGACGTTGTTTCTCGGTTTATTCCGGGTCTAAATTGAAGTTTTGTCATCGGCATTAGTACACCCTCCCTGTAATATAAGGTGGTTGTGAATAGGCTTGTGCCTGAATAGAAACAAACCCAATTATACCTACAATTAAAGCAAAAGCACACGTAATTAAAACAGCAAATCCAATATCCCTCCACATTTGCCTACGCTTTTCTTCCCTTACATACAGTTCTTTTAATCTGGCTCTTTCTTTTGCAATAAAGCTCTGGAGCATCTCCCAATCACCCTTTTTGCCATACAACTGAAATGTTTCTCTAAGCTGATCTCTCATTTCATCTTGTTGTTTTTTGTGCATAAATTCATCTATAGCACTGTTTTCTACACCAGATAATTTACTAAAAAATGATGATTTTTTGGCTTCAGCTTTAGCTTGTAGAGCTGCTTCTCCTTTTGCGTATTTAGAAATAGCTGTGCCAAGTTGCGACAAATCTTTACCTACTTTGACGGCACTCATTAACGCCCCGTGAGCAGACTTAATCGCAGCTAATGCAACACCAATCTCAATCACTTAATTAATCCTTTACCCAACTAGTCGTATCTTCGTCCCAAGAGTATCCATTAATTGCAGAAGCATCTTCAGGTAAAGAAACAGGGGCTTCCCAATCACAAGTTGTTTCGTTTAATGTCCAAGAGTTAAAAGGTTTAGGGGGAATAAAAGCATTACGGCTGGAGTCATACGTAAAACCTATACCTGCAAATCTTTTACGAAATTTATTATTATAAGAGGTCTGCACCCACGTACCGCCAAACAATTTCTGACAATGTGCTATACCAATGCTTTCTGTTTCCGTTCCATCTGCCATAGCTGTGTCTACGTTATCAACAACGATAACCCTTAACACAACATTATTTGAATTTATTTCTGCAAAATGTGCCACTTCAATCTCCTAAAAAGTCCACGATACATAACTGTATCTCGTTCCCTGCGTTACTGGTGTTACTTTGTGTGGGTACATAAAGTTACTCGGAAAAATCATTATAGAACCTTGGGGTAATTCTATTTTTTCTGTCTCCCACATAATAAAGTCTCCACCTTTATAATCTTCATTCAAAGCTCCCACTATCGACAATACTGGAATGCCTTTTCTTTTTCCATCAAACACAGTATGTATATGGTCACAATGTTCTTTCATTTTTGTGCCGACTACATACTTGTTAAACCTTGCCTGAGTGTAACCGTTCCACCCATTAAACCAATTTTCAAAACCTTTAAAATCAACTGTTATATATTTATCAATAGCGTTCCATATTTTTTTATTTAGTTGCAAAGAGCATTTATCTTTGGCGTTGTAAGAAACGGCAAGTTCATTGTCAAAAGAAACATATTTATCTTTTATTGGAAAATAAAAAGAATGAGTTTCCCAATCATTATTTTGCAATTCTACTACAACACTTTCGCAAAAATCCTTATCTAAAAAATTGTCATAAACCTTTACATAATCCTTTATGTTTTCGTTAATCAAAGTTTTAATCCTGTTAGTTTACTTGAATCTCCAAGTATGCCTTGAGGAAATGTATTACAGGATATACTAACTCTTTCTTCTGTTTCTGTTGCAGGAACCATATGTGTTAAAGAAGAAGGAAACACCGCAAACTGATTACACTTTACATTAAAAAACCAACTATCAGAATTATGCACATTAAAATCTTTTGGTTCTAATTTAATTTGATCGTATTTATCTTTAAAAAACATAATTTTATCTAGTTTATCATCAGCTTTAACATAAAAAACTCCAGACAAATAACTATTGCTATGACTGTGCCTATGGTGAAACTCACCTTTTTTTGTGAAGTTTGCCCAACTTTGAGTAATATTTATAGACGCATTTTCTTTTATTCTTAATACGTTTTCAGCGTAATTATTGAAACAATCATTAATAAATGTCTTTAAATTTTCTAATGTTTTATCCTCTAACAAAGAATCATTAACACTTGTTGAATTGCCTTCGTTTGGTTTTTGTTTTTGATTCATAATAAATGCCATTTCTTTTTTAGTCAGATCTCTTCCTAAATCAAAAAAACAAACCGTACTGGGGAAAAGAGTATGAACAATCATTAATTCATAGCCTTTCGAATACGCTCATCTTCTTCTTCCAATTCCTTAACTTGTTCGGGTAGCCATTGTGTATCTATTTTGTCTTCAAAGTCTTTAGATAATTCCATAACCTCAAACACTTCTTCTATGGTTGGGCAAGGTCTTGGGTCTTCCCATCGTGTAAATACATTGTTAGAAATTTCCCATTTGGCTTTTGGTCGTAGTAATTCCATTGCAACATCTATTCCATACAATCTGTAAATTTTATCAGCCATATATTACTCCTGTTTAATAACTACAATTCCAGAGCCACCTGCTCCACCTGTTGCATAAGGAGCAGGTTCAACAGCACCGCCACCGCCACCGCCACCTCCTGTGTTTACCGTTCCTGCACCTGCTGTAGTATCGTTAGCTGTGGCATCACCACCACCGCCAGAACCGCCAGAACCTGCTGCGGACGATACTGAACCATATGTTGCTCCACCGCCACCGCCTCCACGGGTAACAGAAGAACCTGTAATAGAAGAAGCTGTTCCTGCACCACCATCACCACCGCTATTACTAGCACCATCTCCTCCAACAGCTCCTGAACCACCGCCTCCACCCGCAGGAAGGTTTCCTGAGTTATTACTGTCTCCACCTGCATTTCCTTGAGAAGGACTTGTTGAGGGTGTGTTACCATTACCGCCACTATTTCCTCTTGAACCACCGCCTCCAGAACCGCCATTGCCGCCTGAGTCTCCGCTAACCGAGCCATGCGCTCCATATCCACCACCTGCGGAGGTTATAGAAACAGGGCTACCTATAGATGAGTTTGAACCTGCTGTACCATTATGGCCGTGACCACCACCGCCAGAAGTTCCGGGGCCACCTGCTCCACCTGCTCCAACTGTTATTGCTATATTATTACCTGCGGTCACAGATTGTCCTGTGCCTACTCGGTAGCCTCCTGCTCCACCACCACCTGCTATAGTGCCACCACCGCCACCGCCTCCTGCGACAACAAGGTAAGCAATAGAAGAAACGCCTTCTGGAACTTTATATACCCCTGCTCCCGTAAAACTAGAAATTGGATTAGCATTGGTGTCTTCGTATTTTATAATAATAACTCCAGAACCACCGCTATTACCTAAACCGCCAGATGATAAACCACCGCCACCACCGCCACCACCACCTGTGTTGGCTGTTCCTGCTGAAGCTGTAGCATCATTTCCTGTTCCTGCTCCACCACCACCTGCTCCACCAGAAGAAGCAGGAGCATTGTATCCACCGCCACCACCGCCACCTGCGTATGTGACAGATGAACCTGTAATCGAAGAAGCTGTCCCTGCACCACCATTGCCTCCCGGACCGTTGTTAGAGCTACTACCAACAGAGCCAACCGCACCTGCACCGCCTCCACCGCCCGCTCCTCCTAAGTTGGAAGCAGTAACTCCACCTGCACCGCCATCACTACCCTGAGAAGGACTAACCGAAGGAGTATTCCCACTACCACCAGAAGCCGCAGGAGCGCCTGTTCTTAAGGAACCACCACCACCAGAGCCACCATCTCCTCCGTCACCTGCATTAGGACCACCTCTACCAAGCCCACCGCCTGTAGAAGTTAAAGAAACAGGACTACTTATAGATGAATCAGAACCTTTTAAACCAGACGCTCCACCGGCAGGACCTTGTGCTGCTCCTCCTGCCCCTATTGTAAGCGTGTACGTTGTTCCCGCACTAACTGATTTGCCTGTACCAACACGAAACCCTCCGGCACCGCCACCGCCTCCACGATTAGAACCGCCTCCACCTCCACCTGCCACAATAAGATATTCTATTTCGGTAACGCCTGTCGGTGCTGTCCAAGACCCAGTTTCATTAAAAGATAGTATTTGTACAGTTGTTGTTCCAGATAAAAGATTTAATCCGTAGTTGCGAGAAGCCGCTGAACCAAAAGTAGAAAGGATAGGAGCCATAGTTTAATCATCCAAATTGTGTTTGTGCTGCTAATGCCGTAAAAGCAGCGTCACCTGTTTTAATTACTGTTATAGCATACGAGTCTATACCACTTGCATTACCTGCACTAAAGGCAGAACCCCCTTGATATTTAGGTGTTACACTACTTCCATCTACTGTAAATGCGTTCATGTAATACGCTGAACTTCCTTGTGTGGATAAAAAAGCAATCGTTAAAGAATCACCTGTTGCCATTATAGAGTTAAGTGTTGTTGACCCGTCACCCCTTACGTTAATGGTAAAGTTACCAGAGGCATTAGTTGTGTAGTAAAGAACACTTTGTGTCACAACATCAAAGTTAATTGTGCCTGTAGAGGCTGTGGCTGATATTGTTACTTTCTCTCTTACATTACCACCAAAAAACGTATCGCCTGTTACATGAAGTGCCGCTAATGGTGTTGCTGTTTTAATACCAACTCTGTCTACAGAAGCATCACATAAAATAAGGTTAGCATCACTATCACCTTCAATTCTAAAATCTTTATTAGCACCAGACTCGTTAAAAACAAATGCACCACCATCAAAACTGACATCATCTGTAGCCGATAAGGTTGTAAAGGCACCTGTGCTTGCAGAAGCCGCACCTACCGTTGTGCCGTCTATCGCTCCTGCTGCTATGTCAACTTTAGATATGTCAACCTCCCCTGTACCATCAGGGGTAATTGCTATATTCCCGTTCACTCCATCAGTAATTGTAATAACACCAGAGTTTGTACCACTATTGGTTGATATGGTTATATCACCTGTTCCGTTTGATGTAACCGTAGCGGCTGCTCCACTGTCCCCTACAACAACTGTGTCAGCCACAAGGTTTACATTTCCTGTTCCGTTTGGAGTAACAGTAATATCTTGATTAGCTGCATCTGTTATTGTGATTGTGCCGCTGTCCGTTCCCCCATTTGTTGAAAGAACCAAATCTCCTGTGCCATTGGAAGTAACTGTTGCTGCAGCCCCAGAGTCTCCAACAACTACTGTATCAGCTACAAGTTTAACATCCCCTGTACCATTCGGTGTTAGAGTAATATCATTGTTCGCAGCGTCTGCAATAACAATCGTACCTGAGTTTGTGCCACTATTCGTACTAAGTGTTAAATCACCTGTACCTTGTGTTGTCAGCGTAACATCAGCATCATCATCGCCAATCATTATAGTATCAGCACCAAGATTTACGTCACCTGTTCCAGCAGGAATAATATTGACGTTACCGTTGGTGTCTGTTGAACTAATTGTGTTGCCATCCAAAAGAATATTATCAATTTGATAAGAGCCTGTAACAGCAAGATTAGCTGCGACTTCTACAACAACTGCACCACTACCTGCTCCATCAGAACGGACAAGTTTGGTCTTTCCGTTTGGTATCTCTATATCATTTGAGGCGTTATATGTTCCTTGAAAAAGAAGGATTGATCGTGAGCCTGATAACCCGTTTTCAATCCAAAAGTATCTTTCTGCATCATTGGGAGTTATTTGGTAATAAACCGTGCCACCTAAATCACCGCCATCAACAATCTTAATAATTCTATTTCGACCATTAGAAACAGACCCATCTGTAATCGGAAGAGTATTTGGTGAACCTGTAGATCCCGTAGCTGCCGCTGTAATAGAAATAAATCCATCAAGGGCTTGGTCAATCAAGTCCATATTGGTATTTGTCATAGTTCCCCAAGTACCTGACCGGTCACCTGTGGCTGGTTTTTCTATCCCAGTATTTGTTGTATATGTACTTGCCATATCTTAATTCCTTATGCGTTTATATCTGACCAACTTGGTGTTTGGCTTGGAGATACAGCACCCCAACTAGGAGACTGACTCGGAGATACCCCCGACCAACTTGGTGTTTGATCTGGAATAATTTCTCCCCAAACAATAACTGAACTAATTTCACCTGTACCTACTACTCCTGTTACACTTACCGATACAGGTAAAGAAACAACGACATCTCCAACTGCTCCTGTACCTGCTTCTCCCGTCACGGAAACAAAAGCATCTCCTGTTACCGTAACACTTCCTAACCCTGTAGTTCCTACTACAGTTGTAACATCAACAGGGTCGGGCGTACCCCAAGCACCTTCGCCCCATGTACCTCTTCCCCAACCAGTTATTTCTGCCACTATGCAATCCTTATAATCGCATTACTCGCATCAGCAGTTGGAAAAACAATCGTAAAATCACCACTCGAAGCTGTTTTATCTGCTCCAAAATCTAAAACACACACCGCTTTATCCGATTGTGTGTCGTTGTATATTAACGCTCCTCTTGCAGTAATAGACACATTAGAAAAAGTTAAATCACTAAAATCACATATGGCGGTTGTTCCTGACGTTGTTGGCGTAACACTTGTAAGTGCTGCTCCCGTTGCAGAGTAGTTTGTACCACTTGCTTCGTTGGAAGAAGTGTAAGCGGTTGTACCTGCACCCAAAGAAGCACTTGATGTATACAACGCAAGTTTAAAGGTATTTCCAGAGCTTGCTGTAAAATTGTGTGTCCCCACAAGTAGCTCTTGTTTAAAACTGGTACACATTGCTTGACTTATCGCCATCTTAATCTCCTAAAATTGCTTTTGCGAGTTGTTCATGCCCTGCTTGCTTCATTCGATTATACAAGGTCACTCTATCGCTTTTAACTGCTTGTATCATGTAATATTCCACAACATTTAAAATATCCTTTTTAAAGGCATTTGCTTGTTCTTTAATTGGAGGAGGAGCGTTATCTGATACAGAAACGAGCTTATCTGCACACATTTTTGCAATTTCTTCGGGAGTGTGGCCCCTGTTTATTGTTGTTTCAACACCAACCTTAAAATCACTTGGTATTTCCGTAGTTACACTAAACATATTATTGCTTTTGCTTAATTATCATACCAGTTGTGTAATCATCTGTCACTTCTTTTGCCTCTCCAAAGTTTTTCAAGCTTAAAATTGCTTCTGTAAATCGTTGGTTATAGGTGTTTAACAAGTCAGGATCACCTTTCATAAACGTATACGCTTCAACTAAACACCCATAAAGTAAGGCATTAGGAGCATTTTCACTTAACCACGTTGTTCCACTATCGCTCCCTGCTGTTAAAGAAGCAGGACGATAATAATAATGCAATTCTGCTGTATAAGCAGCATCTGGAGTAGGGGCTAAAATAAAATTACTTACATCAAAAATAGCATAATACCGAGGAGTTCCTGTAGTTGCAGGATTTGGCGTAAAAGTCTGTATAAAGTTTACATCTTTAAATTCTAAAAATTCATGTGCAGACGAACTCAAGACACTTAACGAAAAAGGAGCCAAAAAGTCGCTTGGCATAGCTAAATATTTATTTGAAGACGTTGTTGATCCTGTTGAATTTTTACGAAATAAAGATAATTGTACGTTTTTAAGGATTCTTTCTTCAGATGCTTTAATAAAAACAGACAAATTATTAACAAAAGTAGTTTCAGAATTGTCTGTATAATCCTGTATAGCGGTTTTTAATGTTGCGAAAGTAAAGCTCATGCGATTGTCACCGTTACAAATCCAATAGAGCCTATAGCCCTAATCTGGATGGTTTCTGGGGTTTCTACGTTGGGTTTTCCTGCATAAATAGTCAAGGCTTCTTGTCTATCAGGACGAGGGTTACGTAATGCTTGGGGGTCAAATACTTTAGGAGTTGGATTAAGTTGAGGCTGTTTTGCCTCATACTCATCAAACCCAACCAAAGCTCCTGTCCATTCTCTTTTCATCCTTTTTAAAGGATAAGCAAAACCAGACCTGTCAGATATTCCTAATGCAAATTTACCTGAAGCATACTTAGGCATAACTAACTCCCATTTGTAGCAGGAACGACACTAAAGGAAGTTCGATCTGCATCTTGGCTAATAGCTCTAGCTATTTCATCATCGTATATACTTTTTAACAAAGTTATTCGATCAGGAGCTTTTTTAATTGATAAATAATACGCTAAACCAGCAGCTAACGCAGGGTAAAACCGAAACGGCATCTGAAGCGTGTCTATGTAATTATCCGCATCATCTATGCGAACAAGTCTATCAAATAAAAGAACATCTGTGTTTTTATCCGGGGTAGGCCATAATTTAATAGTAGGCGTAATTTGTTTATTTACAAATATTTGAGAAGGTCTTCCCTCTGTTGTTTTGTTAGGAATACCAAGGTAATCACCACGGCTAATTCTTTGAATGTTGTAATCTGTATTATCCCGGCGAACAACAGCAGCTAATATGTCAATCGTGCTCTGAACAGCAGAAAAACTAACTGCTGCAGATACAGTTGTCGTAGCTCCACTTGTTCCACCAGTAATTGTCTCTCCAGACGTAAAAGTCCCCGAAGGAACTGTTATAGCCAAACTTGTTGAAGTTGGTTTACTTGTAATAGAAGCCGTTGCCGCGCTCGTACCACCCGTAATTGTTTCTCCAACAGTAAAAGACCCTGAAGCTCCAACCGTCATTGTAAGGGTCCCTGCAGGGTATTCGGCTATGCCGTCAGCAAGAGTTATAGACACCTGCCCTATTGTCCATTGATTTAAGCCTCTGTTAGCCCAATCAGCAAATAACAAATTCATAGAGCGTTTGGCGGTTTTAAGGTCGTAGCCTGTCCGCATAACAAGACCACATCGTTCAAAAGCCTCTTCAATGTACTCTGTTACATCAAGCTCAAAGTCTTTAGACCCTGATAATGCCATTATTATTTTCCTTTTTCACCTATGTTGTATCTATATCTTCCACCAATTATAAGAGAAGGCACAATTTTGCTTCTGCTTCCACCAAGTCCTTGTCTTCTACGAAAACTAGCTTCTATAGACGGTCTTCTTTTTTCTACTCTTTTAGGACCAAAAGGAATAGTTAAGGAAAAACGCCCAGAAGTATCCGAATAACGGGTAGGAGAACCTGCACCTAAATTTACTGATCCGGAAAAACTACCCCCGTTTTTAAGTTTTCTAACTTTTTTAGGAACAGAAACCCCTAATTTTACTCGAGAAGAACCCATTGGTTATTTCCCTTTTTTACCCTCTGGAACGGTTACTTTAGAGGCATCTGGAGAGGTAACCCCCTCATTATACCTTTGGCGGTTTAGCTCAACGGGTTGAGGACCTTTTTCTACTTTTCCTAATGCCATTTTATTTTTTCCCTTTTTTGTTTTGTTTAGCAATTTTTCTAATAGCTTTGTCATAGTTTTCTTGGTTTTTATCCTCATCTGTTTTAGAAGGACCACCTTTATCTAACTTTTTAACCATGCCACCACCACGCATTTTCTTGGTCATACCGCCACCACGGGCTTTTTTAACCATGCCACCACCACGCATTTTCTTAACTGATTTGGCTGCGCCATTACCTAAATTAACTCTACCCATTGCCATTTTGCAGTCTCCTATAGGTTTCTTGACGTTTCTTCAGCATTTGAGAAACATCATATTGTTCAAGATAAGTTTTATAATACCCTAATTTTTTAATTTTATCAGAAGATTCTTGGAGTTTACTAAGTCTTTGAACAAAAATCATTGAATACGGTTCGTTAACAGAAGCAGAAAAAGTATTGTCATCAATAAGTTCGTTAGGGTCGTCATAAGGATGAAAACCCATAACCCAAACGTCTTTTTGAACATACACACCTTCTGAAATTGCCATGTTAATTCTTTCTAAAGATTCGTGAAATTCCTCGGCATCTTCTTCAAAATCAAAATCAATCAATACAACAACATCATAACGATCATCAAACTGAGATATTAATGTTGTTAGCGTTTGTGAGTTCTTTTCGTACAAAAAAGAAAACCCAACACGATTATCTTCCCACGCTTTTTGTGCGTAAGGACAAGCAGGTAAACCGCTAAACATGTCGTTAGGTTGTTCTAAAGCATGTTTAGACCAGTCTTTAATTTCCTGACGCACAGACTCTTCTAAAGAAGCGTCCATGTTAACTATAAAATGCCGTCAATGACGATAAATGTGTCTGTGTATACACAACATAACCGCCTCCACTAAACCGAAGACCTTCACCTCCTATATCAGGATAAGCATTAGTATTTGCACCTGCTATAGTGTTAAATTTCATTCTGTTAGAACCTGTTGCAGAACCTTCGTTTAACGAAATAGTCCCTGCAGAACCCGTGTTAACAAAATAAAAATTACGAAGTCTTAGGCTGCCCCTAAATATAGGAGCGGCTATTGCTGTACCAGAACCTGCTTCAACATTACCTGCACTTGCACCAGATGCTGCAATTTGCGTAACAGTTGCAAAATATTTAGAGCCTGTTGCGACTCCTGTATCTGCTCCTGTTATGACTTCAGTTTGAGCGGTGCCTGTTTCGTCTGTACCTGTTACAGTAAACGTGTCGCCACTATCATCTCCGGCAGAAGTAATAATAACATTACGAGGTTGGTCGAAAGTAACAGAGCCTCCGTCAGCTAACGCACCGTTAATTGTGAGATTACCTGCCTCAGACAAAGTAGCTGCCGTTGATATTCCATTATCATCAGAAGCTGCTGCCTCAATAAATGTGGATTGTACATCTGATCCCGACATACACCCTCCTTCCTATTCTTTGATTTCACCTCTTAAAACCATTGCTTTATGCTCGGAACTACCCTGCGGAGGTAGTTCCTTTTTTGAGCTTTTAACAGTAGTCTTTAAAGTTGTTTTCTTTGTTACAGTTTTTTTCGCTGTTGCCATTTACTGCTCCTATCTATCTTGAACTGCAAGTAGGTAGTCTATAGACGCTGTTTTAGTTCCACTAGCGTCACCAGAAAGTTCCATAGCTCCAACAGTTAGGTTTTCGTCATCAGGAATATTAGTTGTATGTGTAGCAACCAATTCTCTATTAACAAAAAACTCAACTATTGCACTACTTTTATTTTTTCCAGAAACTTTAAAACCTAAAGTAACAAAGGTATCATCTTCCAAATCATACGTAGACGACAAAGCTGTCGCTGTTTCTGTACCATCTTTTTCAGTAATAACTTGAAGAGTTGCTGTTCCATCATCAGATTCAAAAACAATTCTGTCGGCTGCAGCTAACATTGCTTCTGGATTTGTTGCAAAATTAACAGTCAAACCAATACAAAAATCCATTTGATCTGCGTCTGAAACTTTACACTTGGTTTCGAACCAAATGTCTCTGCCAGTTGAACCTGTTGCAACTTTAAATATTTCGTTGCCTTGAACGGAAGCACCGTCATCATCTGTTGTAGCTGTAGAAGAAAGTAAAAGAACTCCGCTTTCAACATCTGCTGCTATTGCTGCTGATGCTCCACTATCTTTAACCACTGTCCAATCGTTTGTTGAGTCTAAAGCCACTCCAGTATAGTCATCAAATGTAGAAACATAATCTGGTGTGTTAGCTATTGGTAAATTTGCGAACCATTTGCGAGGGGCATCTTTCCCTGCATACAAAATAGGGCCTGTAAAATGTACTGCCATGTCATTCTCCTTACAAGAGTTAAGCTTTAAAGTCTTTGTAAGCGTCTGCCCGGCCAGTCTTTAAAGCTATTTATCCGAGAGTTTTAGTTTACACAAAAAATAAGGGTGGCACAAGGCCACCCTTATATAAGATTAAATGTTTTTAACCTTAAGCTCCGGGAGTTCCGAATACGCATCTCCAGTCAGATACACCAAAACTGTATCTTTCTCTGGCTTTATAGCGCATATTTCCAGTGTCAAAATCACCTTCCATAGCTGTGCGAAGAGGTGTTCTTTGGAACATTTTAAACCCATTTGGGCAATCTGTTTTAATAAAGAACGCATCTGTGTCAGTTAAGAAGTGATTAACAACTGCACCTTCTGGGAGCATACCCATTGATTTAGTTGCATTGACATCATTGTCGGCAGTTCCGGGGCGTAGATTACTGTTTAATAATCTTTCGGCAACAAACTGAAGTTCTTTAGGAATAATCAGTTTAGTTCCACGAATAGCCACTTTTAAACCGCGCTCATCTGCTGCACCTGCGACATTAATAAGTAACTGCTCAAGAGAAGTTTCATTAAGGTCAGCAGCTGTTGCAAGAATGTTGCTTTGTGTGCCGTTTAAAGTTGGGTGAGAAGACGAACATAAAGCTGCACCGTCACCAATTGCAGAAGCGCCAGTTGTGAACGCATTGTTCAAAATAGCAGCAGCTTTAATCTGTTTTGTCTGAGACATAGAACGAGCAAGAGCGCGTGTATATCTACTAGCCAAACGGTCATAAAGGTTATCTTCCACGGCTTCTTCAGTAATACTGAAAGCCAGTGCAATTGTTTCGTGTGTGTAACGCGCTGTGTAAGTTTCTTGAGCATCATCAAAGTTGACACTTCCACCCTCTGATTTAACAGGGGCAGTTGCAAAACCTGACAGCATTACATCTTCTTCAAACGCACGATCAGAGCTTTCCTCTTCAAAGATTTCAGCATGTTCTTGATCGTATCTATCGTACTCTAGGCCAAATAAGGCATTAAGTCCGGGTTCTAGCTCTTTAGCTAGTTGTGAACGAGATATCGCCATAGTGTACTAGCTCCTTCCTAGATACCTGTAGAATCCGCAGTAGTCTGAGAATCAAACCTGCGAGTTCCTGCATTGAAATGAGC